TGTTTGGTCAGGTTGGTTTTGCTCAAGGTGCTGAACTTTATCAAGCTGTTTCTGAAGTTGGATTAAAAACATTTCTTCAAGCAAATCCTGGTTTTAAAGATATACTTAATAAATTAAGAGCAGGTAAAATTAAATTTGATGATGAAATATTAGAAGAGTTAAGATCACAAGGAGTGCCAGTTGGATTAGATAAATTTATGCACTCACCAGTAGGAAGATTAGATAACGAACTTGATATACCTTTAGACTCTACAGGTAGTAGATTAGATGCTACAGAACTATATGCAGCAAAAGCTAAAAGATTTGTAGCCGATATATCTTTTTTAAATCCTATGACTATGTACTCACAGATTATAGCAGGAAGAGGATTAGCTTTAAAAATATCAAATAATGTAAATGATTTAATTAAAAAACATAAAACAACTAAAATATTTAATAAGTTATCTAAAGGAGATCAAGTTAGATATAAATATTTTGGTTGGAATGAAAAAGAGTTTAATGAAATTGCAGATCAAATAAGTAAACATTCTGTTTATAAAGATGGTAAATATCAAGGTATAGGTTTAGATAATTGGACTCCTACAGCTAGATCACATTATAGCATTGGTATGCAAAGATTTATAGATAGAGTTGTACAAAGAAATGATGTGGGTACAATGAATAGATGGTTCACTTCTGACTATGCTAGGATTATAACACAATTTAGAACATTTACATTAGGTTCATATACAAAACAATTAATGAATAGATTATATGTCCTTGCGGAAACAAGAGGTAAAGATTTTCATACTTATTCTGCATTTATGGCATCAATGATAGGAGCTGTACAATTTTACGCAGTACAACAATATATAAATTCATTTGGTAGAAAAGATCAAAAAAGATTTTTAGAAAAAAGATTGTCTCCAGAAAATTTAGCAAAGATTGGATTTTTAAGATCATCTTGGTCATCACTTATACCAGGTGCAATAGATACCGCTTTATATCCTTTTATGGATGATCTTCCATTTAGTTATGGTAGAAATACAGAAATAGCATCTCAATTTTTTAGTGGTATACCAACAGTAAATTTAATAAGTTCAACATTTGATACTACTAGAAACTTAACAAAGTTGGCTTTTGACCCAACATATCAAGCATCAAAAAGAGATGTACAACAAGGTCTATCTTTGATAGCACTACAAAATGCTCTGATAATTAAAAATATCAACAATATAATTGTTGATGAATTAGGAGAATAATAATATAGAGAAACTAATATGACAATATCTTCAACTACAGTAAAAAATTCATATTCAGGTAATGGTAGCACAACAGCTTTTGCCTACACATTTAAGATATTTGCGAACACAGATTTACAAGTAATAATTAGATCATCTACAGGAACTGAAACTGTCAAAACTTTGACAACTCATTATACAGTATCTGGCGTAGGAGATGCTTCAGGTGGTAATGTAACATTTACTACTGGAAACACTCCAGCATCTGGTGAAACAGTTGTAATCAGAAGAGCTGTTCCGCAAACACAGGCAATAGATTATATTGCCAATGATCCATTCCCTGCGGAATCACACGAAGAGGGTTTGGATCGTGCAACTATGACAACTCAACAAGTTCAAGAAGAGTTAGATAGAGCAATTAAATTATCAAGAACTAACACTATGACATCTACAGAGTTTACTGTAGGTGCAACAGACAGAGCTAATAAAGTTTTAGCTTTTGATAGTTCTGGAGAAATTGCTGTAACACAAGAACTTGGTACATTTAGAGGTAATTGGTCTAGTGGCACAGCTTATCTTGTAAGAGATTTGGTAAAAGATACATCAACAAACAATATTTTTATAGTAAATACAGCACATACTGCATCAGGTTCACAACCTTTAACTACCAATACAAACTCTGCTAAATATGATTTAATTGTAGATGCAGCTAGTGCAACGACTTCAGCTACAAATGCAGCAACGTCTGCAACCGCAGCAGCTAGTTCAGCTACTGCCGCAGCGAGTTCTGCTACAACAGCTTCTACACAAGCATCTAATGCTTCAACCTCTGCAAGTACCGCATCAACACAAGCAACCAATG